TCATCTACAATCTTGCGCGGGGCTGAACTCCCGCTGAGTAACACCGTGCCACCGGAGAAAACCGATGGCACGCAACGCAAAATATTACAATTCTGATAATTCGCCCGTTCTTGCCTGCACGCACGGGCGGTATTCTCACGCATTCAAGTCTGAATGGTTCCAGCACCCTCCATGCACTGCAGAACAGGCCGAATGGCTGATTCATTCTTACCGCAGGCGCGGGTTCGAGGTTAAGAAAGCTCTCAGTCTCGACTATCGGCACTGGATAATCTCTGTCAGGCTGCCTTATTCCGAACGCCCACCACGTGCGTCCCGCACTTTCCAGCAACGGATCTGGAGGTAACGTGCGGGTATTACTTAGACCTGTTCTGGTGCCTGAGCTTGGGCTGGTGGTCCTTAAGCCGGGCCGTGAATCCATACAGATATTTCATAATCCTCGAGTGCTGGTGGAACCGGAACCAAAAAGCATGCGTAATCTGCCATCCGGAGTCGTTCCTGCCGTTCGCCAGCCGCTGGCGGAAGACAAAACATTGCTGCCGTTTTTTAGTAACGAACGGGTGATTCGTGCTGCTGGCGGCGTTGGCGCATTGTCCGACTGGCTATTACGTCATGTTACATCCTGCCAGTGGCCTAATGGCGATTACCATCACACTGAAACAGTCATTCACCGTTATGGTACCGGCGCAATGGTGTTGTGCTGGCACTGCGACAACCAACTGCGTGACCAGACATCGGAATCACTGGAGCTGCTTGCTCAACAAAATCTGACAGCATGGGTGATTGACGTCATCCGTCACGCAATAAGCGGTACGCAGGAGCGGGAATTATCTTTGGCTGAATTATCCTGGTGGGCGGTCTGCAATCAGGTGGTGGATGCACTACCTGAGGCTGTATCGCGTCGTTCGCTGGGATTACCAGCGGAAAAAATCTGCTCGGTGTACCGCGAAAGCGACATCGTACCGGGAGAGCAGACCGCCACCAGCATATTGAAACAACGCACAAAAAATCTTGCACCGTTGCCTTACGCCCACCAGCAACAAAAATCACCACAGGAAAAGACGGTGGTAAGCATCACCGTTGATCCAGAGTCTCCGGAATCTTTCATGAAGCTGCCTAAACGTCGCCGCTGGGTTAAGGAGAAATACACACGTTGGGTTAAGACACAGCCGTGTGCTTGCTGCGGTATGCCAGCCGACGATCCGCATCATCTGATTGGTCACGGGCAGGGCGGAATGGGAACAAAAGCACATGATCTCTTTGTGTTGCCTTTGTGCAGAAAGCATCACAACGAGCTGCATACGGATACAGTGGCATTTGAAGATAAGTATGGCTCCCAACTGGAGCTGATATTTCGTTTTATCGATCGCGCGCTGGCAATTGGCGTACTGGCGTAAGTGGAGAACGAGCATGAACCTTGAAGCCTTACCAAAATATTACTCCCCAAAATCTCCAAAATTGAGCGATGACGCTCCAGCGACAGGCACCGGTTGTTTAACAATTACGGATGTAATGGCAGCGCAGGGGATGGTGCAGTCGAAAGCACCACTTGGGTTGGCCTTATTTCTGGCAAAAGTTGGTGTTCAGGACCCTCAGTTTGCGATTGAAGGCCTGCTAAATTACGCGATGGCACTGGATAACCCGACATTGAACAAATTGAGTGAAGAAATCCGGTTACAGATTATTCCTTACCTCGTGAGTTTTGCCTTTGCTGATTACTCCAGGTCTGCGGCAAGTAAGGCTCGCTGTGAGCATTGTTCAGGTACGGGATTTTATAATGTATTGCGCGAAGTGGTGAAACACTACAGACGCGGGGAATCTGTAATCAAGGAAGAATGGGTGAAGGAACTATGTCAGCATTGCCATGGTAAGGGCGAAGCCAGCACAGCGTGCAGAGGGTGTAAGGGTAAAGGGATTGTTCTGGATGAAAAAAGAACCCGGTTTCATGGCGTACCGGTATATAAGATTTGTGGGCGTTGTAATGGAAACCGGTTTAGTCGTTTACCGACCACGCTGGCACGACGTCATGTCCAGAAGCTGGTACCAGACCTGACCGATTATCAGTGGTATAAGGGGTATGCGGACGTCATTGGTAAACTGGTAACAAAGTGCTGGCAGGAAGAAGCATACGCGGAAGCGCAATTGAGGAAGGTGACGAGATAAATGATTTTTGCTGAAGATGGCGACATGATGTTTGCATTTTTCAAAAAATATGGATAAAATTTTTTCAACGATGGGCTTTGTATACCCGACGTTAAGAAAAAGTAGAAAACCCGCTGATGAGCGGGTTTTGTGCTTTAAATGGGGCAATGGTAATGTTGAATCTCATCCCGGGACTCATGTCTGTTAACTTATTATTTAGCTGGTGACTTGGTTATTTGCCTGATGTTTAAAATGTTTTCTTCCAGTACAATGTCCCTAAACACAATGAGTCTGCTTATTATATTATTAGCAGAGCTATTACGGCCAAAGTACAGCATAAGCTTTTAAAGCCAATCAACCAGTCATCAAGACAGACGGGGTTATTCATAAAAACTCTCCATGTGTGATCCGATGGGGCCTGAAATTAAAGCTTTAATATAGCTCATGAAAGGTAAACATTGGCAGCTGAAGGGCCACGCAGACCATTTATCCGGCAAAATTCCACGCGTAATCCGGTGGTAATTTCTTCTGCATCGCGGAGATTGAGCGCTGAAACATGAAGCTGGACATCGATACGACCATCGGATGGGGTGATAAGACCCTTGCCGCTTTTGCCGTCAAAGGTTTTGACAATTCCTGTCATTTTACGGGACAAAAAAATTCCTTAATACTGATAACTTGGCGCACTATACACACGTTCCTGAAGAAAGCTATAGTTTTTTGATGGGGTTGAAGATGGCTGGATGTCTAAAATAAACATTGCTTCATATGTTCAACTATGCGTTAATGATTGCGTCGGTTTGAAGAACAGACGATATACGAAGTAGTTTACTAAAGCAGTTCTCATTTCAGGTGTTATTCACTTATTCCTTCTTTGAGTCTCTCCAATTAAGTACGAAGTCGTTTCTGTTATGCAAACCATTTATGCCGAAAGGCTCAAGTTAAGGAATGTAGAATGTCAAATAAAATGACTGGTTTAGTAAAATGGTTTAACGCTGATAAAGGTTTCGGCTTTATTTCTCCTGTTGATGGTAGTAAAGATGTGTTTGTGCATTTTTCTGCGATTCAGAATGATAATTATCGAACCTTATTTGAAGGTCAAAAGGTTACCTTCTCTATAGAGAGTGGTGCTAAAGGTCCTGCAGCAGCAAATGTCATCATTACTGATTAAAATTCATCGCTCGTCTGTATACGATAACGAAGAAGGCTGATGCCTGAGTAGAGATACGGACAGAGTAGTGAATATTGGATCTCTTTAATAAAAAGTAAGGAGGTCCAATACATGAAACAATGGCTAGCATATTTGGCAAAATCTTAATCAGGAAAAGTATGCTAACCATTGTGGTGAAGTGCAGGTTTGCTGCATGAATAGTTTTACAGCAGAAGCTAACTGCTGGCATGGCAAAACAAAGTGCGTAAGTGGATGACTCCCACAAAAAGCACCACAATCTCAAACCCGCTCAGGCGGGTTTTTTATTATCTGCTTTAAATATATTATTAAAATATAAAAAATACTTGTTACTAATAAAATCAATCAGGCTACAGCTTTAAGATTTGTCTGGAATACTTTGTTGCAATGAGGGCAGATCAAAAGGGCACCTTTTTGTACTCTTGAAAAACTGTGTTCTGACTCTTGGGTGCAGTTTGGGCAGGAACATTTAACGAGATAATTACGGCGTGATTTTGAGTTTTTACGTTCTGACATAGGCTTTTCCTGTATAAATGGCCGTATACAGTACACTAAATATGAAAACATTTCTCATATTATTATTTTATATATGACTTTCTTTCAAAATAATTACCCACATTTTTAATGTGTATGTTTTTTTAGCGCCGTTGAGAACAACGTGTGCTGTCAAAACTACCCCGTAGACTCCGATCTTTTCAAACATATTGCACCATCCGTGTACATCGGGGTGAGGATATGAAATCAATGGATAAGTTAACAACAGGTGTTGCCTATGGCACATCGGCGGGTAATGCTGGTTTCTGGGCATTGCAGTTACTCGATAAAGTAACTCCGTCACAGTGGGCTGCAATCGGTGTGCTGGGTAGCCTGGTTTTTGGCCTGCTGACGTATCTGACAAATCTTTATTTCAAGATTAAAGAAGACAGGCGTAAGGCTGCGAGAGGAGAGTAATCCAATGACTCAAGACTATGAACTGGTTGTGAAAGGAGTCCGTAATTTTGAGAATAAAGTTACGGTAACTGTAGCCTTACAGGACAAAGAACGCTTTGACGGTGAAATTTTTGACCTGGATGTCGCCATGGACCGTGTTGAAGGAGCTGCGCTGGAGTTTTATGAGGCAGCAGCCAGAAGGAGCGTCCGGCAAGTCTTCCTGGAAGTAGCAGAAAAATTGTCAGAAAAAGTTGAGTCTTATCTGCAGCATCAGTACTCCTTTAAGATTGAAAATCCTGCCAATAAGCACGAGCGTCCTCATCATAAATATCTATGAACACAAAAATCAGATACGGCCTGTCGGCTGCCGTTCTGGCGCTGATTGGTGCTGGCGCATCTGCTCCTCAGATACTTGACCAGTTTCTGGACGAAAAAGAAGGTAACCACACAATGGCATACCGCGATGGTTCTGGCATATGGACCATCTGTCGGGGTGCCACAGTGGTGGATGGAAAAACCGTTTTTCCCAATATGAAACTGTCGAAGGAAAAATGCGACCAGGTCAACGCCATTGAGCGTGATAAGGCGCTGGCATGGGTGGAGCGCAATATTAAAGTACCACTGACCGAACCACAAAAAGCGGGTATCGCGTCATTTTGTCCCTATAACATTGGCCCCGGTAAGTGTTTCCCGTCGACGTTTTATAAGCGGCTGAATGCTGGTGATCGTAAAGGTGCATGCGAAGCGATTCGCTGGTGGATTAAGGATGGCGGACGCGATTGCCGCATTCGTTCAAATAACTGTTACGGTCAGGTTATTCGTCGTGACCAGGAGAGCGCATTAACCTGCTGGGGGATAGAACAGTGAATCAGATATTCATGGTGATTTTTCTCGTGTTGTCAGGATTTATCGTCGGAAATGTCTGGAGCGACCGAGGATGGCAAAAAAAATGGGCGGAACGTGATGCTGCCGCATTATCACAAGAGGTAAATGCTCAATTTGCTGCTCGAATAATTGAACAGGGGCGAACTATAGCCCGTGATGAGGCTGTTAAAGATGCGCAACAGAAATCTGCTGAAATTTCTGCCAGGGCTGCTTATCTGTCTGATAGTGTTAACCAGTTGCGTGCCGAAGCAAAAAAATATGCCATACGCCTTGACGCAGCGAAGCATACCGCAGATCTTGCCGCTGCCGTCAGAGGCAAAACAACCAAAACCGCCGAAGGAATGCTCACCAACATGCTCGGAGATATTGCAGCAGAAGCTCAGCTTTATGCTGAAATTGCTGACGAACGCTACATCGCAGGAGTGACTTGTCAACAGATCTATGAATCTTTAAGAGATAAAAAGCATCAAATGTAGGGTAATATTAAATCGGAACATTTACATCGCGGAATGTAAAATTTAAATAAAAAGGACTCTTCCATGAGCCAAAATTCCTGAAATCTTAAGGGTAAGATAAAAGGTCTTAATCAGAATGACACGTTTTATTAATAAATAAAGCTATTCTTTCATTGCTGTGTTTTTCTTTACAAAAGTAATCCTTGCTATGGGTGGTTAATCATGCGTTAATGGTGTTCTGGTTTGTTACAAATTTATCTGAAGCAGTCATTGTTATAATTTTATTATTTGTACCTCTTGAGATTTCCTTGTTGGTTTTTCTCTCTGATATTTTTTTCGGACCATTCTGCCCAAGGGCTAATTTCTTCAAAAGGTAATAATTATGTCTAACAAAATGACTGGTTTAGTGAAATGGTTTAACCCTGAAAAAGGTTTTGGTTTCATCACGCCGAAAGATGGCAGCAAAGATGTGTTTGTCCATTTCTCAGCAATTCAGAGCAACGATTTCAAAACATTAACTGAGAATCAGGAAGTTGAATTTGGTATTGAGAACGGACCTAAAGGTCCTGCCGCTGTTCATGTAGTGGCGCTTTGAGGTAGACAATATTACAAACCATATTCACTTTAGATGCCCGTGTTGTCATGGTTCCCAGTATAGAACATCATCTTTTGATGTTTCTGACATGAATCCTTTCGGGGCAAAATGTATCTTTTGTAAATCAATGATGATTACATTTGATAATATTTCACAATACTTAAATGCCAGCCGTCTGTCGTTGGATTTAAAAAAGTGAAAATGAAGGCTCCTTCGGGAGCTTTTTTGCTTGGTGTCTATTCGATGGATACTCACATACTACGGTAACATCATGAAAAAAATCATAGTTTTTTTAACTCTGAACCAGCAGTGGTAGTGCCAGCGATGACTGGAGTTAACACCATCATGCGTGAATATCCAAATGGCGAAAAAACACACCTTACTGTAATGGCCGCAGGGTTTCCATCTCTGACCGGAGATCATAAAGTCATTTATGTAGCCGCGGATCGACATGTTACTTCAGAAGAAATTCTGGAAGCAGCAATAAGGCTCTTGAGTTGATTTGATGCTATTGCATTGATAATTCAGGAAAATTCTCTTTGTCTGTTTGTGTAAAATTTAGACTATCGTATGTTGATTATTGCGATGTTTCATCTTATCTTTTACACGTTTGCACCATATAATCGACTTACTGTGTAACTGGAAAGTCATAACAGACTAAAAGAGGAAATGATGAATATTGAAAACTTAAAAACAAAAGCAGAAGCAGATATTTCTGAATATATAACAAAAAAAATTATTGAACTTAAGAAAAAGACCGGGAAAGAAGTTACCAGTATTCAGTTTACCGCACGGGAAAAAATGACGGGTCTTGAAAGCTATGATGTCAAGATTAATTTAATCTGATGTATTCAATAATAAAATTTATCCATAAACCTCGTTTTTACGGGGTTTTGTTATATTTGAATGGTTCCGAATATCTAAATCACAATTGTTGATGGTTTTTATTAAACCAATGCAGTCCGGCTCAGGAGTGAGAGAAGCCGGACGTTATTGTTTAGCGTGGTAAGATCTGTGTAGTTTTCTGGATGCTTTCAGTAAATAGTAATGAATTATCAAAGGTATAGTAATATCTTTTTTGTTCGTGGATATTTGTGACCCACCGAAAAACTCCTGCTTTAGCAAGGTTTCTTCTGTATTCCTGAAATGTGATCTCTCTGGATTTCAGCTTATTAGAGGTCGTTTCTATAAGATGCCTATCCTTTGAAAATTTGACAGACACAATGTTTTTTAGGCCCTTTAATAACACTGTATTATCATTTTTTAATACAATATGAACATTCTCTGTGGCTAAATAGTAAATGTAATGTGAGACATTGTGACGTTTTAGCTCAGAATAAAACCATTGATAGTTTAAATCGTTTCGAACTTTATCAAATATTTGTTTAAAAATGACTACCTGATCCATAGATAAACCTTCCATGTGATATGAGGGGGCGTAGTCTGCACGATTATCTAAATTGCTTCAATCTGGTCTGACCTGTTTTCTGAGCAATTCAGTAATGTCACTCTTTTCTTTGTTTGCTTCAGAAGAAACTCTTTTTTCTGAGCACAGTCTCCGGCGGCAGGCTTCAATCACCCAGGCTGAGAAATTCCCGGACCCTTTTTGCTCAAGAGCGATGTTAATTTGTTCAATCATTTGGTTAGGAAAGCGGATGTTGCGGGTTGTTGTTCTGCGGGTTCTGTTCTTCGTTGACATGAGGTTGCCCCGTATTCAGTGTCGCTGATTTGTATTGTCTGAAGTTGTTTTTACGTTAAGTTGATGCAGATCAATTAATACGATACCTGCGTCATAATTGATTATTTGACGTGGTTTGATGGCCTCCACGCACGTTGTGATATGTAGATGATAATCATTATCACTTTACGGGTCCTTTCCGGTGATCCGACAGGTTACGGGGCGGCGACCTCGCGGGTTTTCGCTATTTATGAAAATTTTCCGGTTTAAGGCATTTCCGTTCTTCTTCGTCGTAACTTAATGTTTTTATTTAAAATACCCCCTGAAAAGAAAGGAAACGACAGGTGCTGAAAACGAGCTTTTGGGCCTCTGTCGTTTCCTTTCTCTGTTTTTGGCCGTGGAATGAACAATGGAAGTCAACAAAAAGCAGCTGGCTGACATTTTCGGTGCGAGTATCCGTACCATTCAGAACTGGCAGGAACAGGGAATGCCCGTTCTGCGAGGCGGTGGCAAGGGTAATGAGGTGCTTTATGACTCTGCCGCCGTTATAAGATGGTATGCCGAAAGGGATGCTGAAATTGAGAACGAAAAGCTGCGCCGGGAAGTTGAAGAACTGCGGCAGGCCAGCGAGACAGATCTCCAGCCAGGGACTATTGAGTACGAACGCCATCGACTTACGCGTGCGCAGGCCGACGCACAGGAGCTGAAAAATGCCAGAGACTCCGCTGAAGTGGTGGAAACCGCATTCTGTACTTTCGTGCTGTCGCGGATCGCAGGTGAAATTGCCAGTATTCTCGACGGGATCCCCCTGTCGGTGCAGCGGCGTTTTCCGGAACTGGAAAACCGACATGTTGATTTCCTGAAACGGGATATCATCAAAGCCATGAACAAAGCAGCCGCGCTGGATGAACTGATACCGGGGTTGCTGAGTGAATATATCGAACAGTCAGGTTAACAGGCTGCGGCATTTTGTCCGCGCCGGGCTTCGCTCACTGTTCAGGCCGGAGCCACAGACCGCCGTTGAATGGGCGGATGCTAATTACTATCTCCCGAAAGAATCCGCATACCAGGAAGGGCGCTGGGAAACACTGCCCTTTCAGCGGGCCATCATGAATGCGATGGGCAGCGACTACATCCGTGAGGTGAATGTGGTGAAGTCTGCCCGTGTCGGTTATTCCAAAATGCTGCTGGGTGTTTATGCCTACTTTATAGAGCATAAGCAGCGCAACACCCTTATCTGGTTGCCGACGGATGGTGATGCCGAGAACTTTATGAAAACCCACGTTGAGCCGACCATCCGCGATATTCCGTCGCTGCTGGCGCTGGCTCCGTGGTATGGCAAAAAGCACCGGGATAACACGCTCACTATGAAGCGTTTTTCCAATGGTCGTGGCTTCTGGTGCCTGGGCGGTAAAGCGGCAAAAAACTACCGTGAAAAGTCGGTGGATGTGGCGGGTTATGATGAACTTGCTGCCTTTGATGAGGATATTGAACAGGAAGGCTCTCCGACGTTCCTTGGCGACAAACGTATTGAAGGCTCGGTCTGGCCAAAGTCCATCCGTGGCTCCACGCCCAAAGTGAGAGGCACCTGCCAGATTGAGCGTGCAGCCAGTGAATCCCTGCATTTTATGCGTTTTCATGTTGCCTGCCCGCACTGCGGGGAGGAGCAGTATCTTAAATTTGGCGACAAAGAGACGCCGTTTGGCCTCAAATGGACGCCGGATGACCCCTCCAGCGTGTTTTATCTCTGCGAGCATAATGCCTGCGTCATCCGCCAGCAGGAGCTGGACTTTACTGATGCCCGTTATATCTGCGAAAAGACCGGGATCTGGACCCGTGATGGCATTCTCTGGTTTTCGTCATCCGGTGAAGAGATTGAGCCGCCGGACAGTGTGACCTTTCACATCTGGACGGCGTACAGCCCGTTCACCACCTGGGTGCAGATTGTCAAAGACTGGATGAAGACGAAAGGGGATACGGGAAAACGTAAAACCTTCGTGAACACCACGCTCGGTGAGACATGGGAAGCGAAAATCGGCGAACGTCCGGATGCTGAGGTGATGGCGGAGCGGAAAGAGCATTATTCAGCGCCCGTTCCTGACCGTGTGGCTTACCTGACCGCCGGTATCGACTCCCAGCTGGACCGCTACGAAATGCGCGTATGGGGATGGGGGCCGGGTGAGGAAAGCTGGCTGATTGACCGGCAGATTATTATGGGTCGCCACGACGATGAACAGACGCTGCTGCGTGTGGATGAGGCCATCAATAAAACCTATACCCGCCGGAATGGTGCAGAAATGTCGGTATCCCGTATCTGCTGGGATACTGGCGGGATTGACCCGACCATTGTGTATGAACGCTCGAAAAAACATGGGCTGTTCCGGGTGATCCCCATTAAAGGGGCATCCGTCTACGGAAAGCCGGTGGCCAGCATGCCACGTAAGCGAAACAAAAACGGGGTTTACCTTACCGAAATCGGTACGGATACCGCGAAAGAGCAGATTTATAACCGCTTCACACTGACGCCGGAAGGGGATGAACCGCTTCCCGGTGCCGTTCACTTCCCGAATAACCCGGATATTTTTGATCTGACCGAAGCGCAGCAGCTGACTGCTGAAGAGCAGGTCGAAAAATGGGTGGATGGCAGGAAAAAAATACTGTGGGACAGCAAAAAGCGACGCAATGAGGCACTCGACTGCTTCGTTTATGCGCTGGCGGCGCTGCGCATCAGTATTTCCCGCTGGCAGCTGGATCTCAGTGCACTGCTGGCGAGCCTGCAGGAAGAGGATGGTGCAGCAACCAACAAGAAAACACTGGCAGATTACGCCCGTGCCTTATCCGGAGAGGATGAATGACGCGACAGGAAGAACTTGCCGCTGCCCGTGCGGCACTGCATGACCTGATGACAGGTAAACGGGTGGCAACGGTACAGAAAGACGGACGGCGAGTGGAGTTTACGGCCACTTCCGTGTCTGACCTGAAAAAATACATTGCGGAGCTGGAGGTGCAGACCGGCATGACACAGCGACGCAGGGGACCTGCAGGATTTTATGTATGAAAACGCCCACCATTCCCACCCTTCTGGGACCGGACGGCATGACATCGCTGCGTGAATATGCCGGTTATCACGGCGGTGGCAGCGGATTTGGTGGGCAGTTGCGGGCGTGGAACCCACCGGGTGAAAGTGTGGATGCAGCCCTGCTGCCCAACTTTACCCGTGGCAATGCCCGCGCAGACGATCTGGTACGCAATAACGGCTATGCCGCCAACGCCATCCAGCTGCATCAGGATCATATCGTCGGGTCTTTTTTCCGGCTCAGTCATCGCCCAAGCTGGCGCTATCTGGGCATCGGGGAGGAAGAAGCCCGTGCCTTTTCCCGCGAGGTTGAAGCGGCATGGAAAGAGTTTGCCGAGGATGACTGCTGCTGCATTGACGTTGAGCGAAAACGCACGTTTACCATGATGATTCGGGAAGGTGTGGCCATGCACGCCTTTAACGGTGAACTGTTCGTTCAGGCCACCTGGGATACCAGTTCGTCGCGGCTTTTCCGGACACAGTTCCGGATGGTCAGCCCGAAGCGCATCAGCAACCCGAACAATACCGGCGACAGCCGGAACTGCCGTGCCGGTGTGCAGATTAATGACAGCGGTGCGGCGCTGGGATATTACGTCAGCGAGGACGGGTATCCTGGCTGGATGCCGCAGAAATGGACATGGATACCCCGTGAGTTACCCGGCGGGCGCGCCTCGTTCATTCACGTTTTTGAACCCGTGGAGGACGGGCAGACTCGCGGTGCAAATGTGTTTTACAGCGTGATGGAGCAGATGAAGATGCTCGACACGCTGCAGAACACGCAGCTGCAGAGCGCCATTGTGAAGGCGATGTATGCCGCCACCATTGAGAGTGAGCTGGATACGCAGTCAGCGATGGATTTTATTCTGGGCGCGAACAGTCAGGAGCAGCGGGAAAGGCTGACCGGCTGGATTGGTGAAATTGCCGCGTATTACGCCGCAGCGCCGGTCCGGCTGGGAGGCGCAAAAGTACCGCACCTGATGCCGGGTGACTCACTGAACCTGCAGACGGCTCAGGATACGGATAACGGCTACTCCGTGTTTGAGCAGTCACTGCTGCGGTATATCGCTGCCGGGCTGGGTGTCTCGTATGAGCAGCTTTCCCGGAATTACGCCCAGATGAGCTACTCCACGGCACGGGCCAGTGCGAACGAGTCGTGGGCGTACTTTATGGGGCGGCGAAAATTCGTCGCATCCCGTCAGGCGAGCCAGATGTTTCTGTGCTGGCTGGAAGAGGCCATCGTTCGCCGCGTGGTGACGTTACCTTCAAAAGCGCGCTTCAGTTTTCAGGAAGCCCGCAGTGCCTGGGGGAACTGCGACTGGATAGGCTCCGGTCGTATGGCCATCGATGGTCTGAAAGAAGTTCAGGAAGCGGTGATGCTGATAGAAGCCGGACTGAGCACCTACGAGAAAGAGTGCGCGAAACGCGGTGACGACTATCAGGAAATTTTTGCCTAGCAGGTCCGTGAAACGATGGAGCGCCGCGCAGCCGGTCTTAAACCGCCCGCCTGGGCGGCTGCAGCATTTGAATCCGGGCTGCGACAATCAACAGAGGAGGAGAAGAGTGACAGCAGAGCTGCGTAATCTCCCGCATATTGCCAGCATGGCTTTTAATGAGCCGCTGATGCTTGAACCCGCCTATGCGCGGGTTTTCTTTTGTGCGCTTGCAGGCCAGCTTGGGATCAGCCGCCTGACGGATGCGGTGTCCGGCGACAGCCTGACTGCCCAGGAGGCACTCGCGACGCTGGCATTATCCGGTGATGATGACGGACCACGACAGGCCCGCAGTTATCAGGTCATGAACGGCATCGCCGTGCTGCCGGTGTCCGGCACGCTGGTCAGCCGGACGCGGGCGCTGCAGCCGTACTCGGGGATGACCGGTTACAACGGCATTATCGCCCGTCTGCAACAGGCTGCCAGCGATCCGATGGTGGACGGCATTCTGCTCGATATGGACACGCCCGGCGGGATGGTGGCGGGGGCATTTGACTGCGCTGACATCATCGCCCGTGTGCGTGACATAAAACCGGTATGGGCGCTGGCCAACGACATGAACTGCAGTGCAGGTCAGCTGCTTGCCAGTGCCGCCTCCCGGCGTCTGGTCACGCAGACCGCCCGGACAGGCTCCATCGGCGTCATGATGGCTCACAGTAATTACGGTGCTGCGCTGGAGAAACAGGGTGTGGAAATCACTCTGATTTACAGCGGCAGCCATAAGGTGGATGGCAACCCCTACAGCCATCTTCCGGATGACGTCCGGGAGACACTGCAGTCCCGGATGGACGCAACCCGCCAGATGTTTGCGCAGAAGGTGTCGGCATATACCGGCCTGTCCGTGCAGGCTGTGCTGGATACCGAGGCTGCAGTGTACAGCGGTCAGGAGGCCATTGATGCCGGACTGGCTGATGAACTTGTTAACAGCACCGATGCGATCACCGTCATGCGTGATGCACTGGATGCACGTAAATCCCGTCTCTCAGGAGGGCGAATGACCAAAGAGACTCAATCAACAACTGTTTCAGCCACTGCTTCGCAGGCTGACGTTACTGACGTGGTGCCAGCGACGGAGGGCGAAAACGCCAGCGCGGCGCAGCCGGACGTGAACGCGCAGATCACCGCAGCGGTTGCGGCAGAAAACAGCCGCATTATGGGGATCCTCAACTGTGAGGAGGCTCACGGACGCGAAGAACAGGCACGCGTGCTGGCAGAAACCCCCGGTATGACCGTGGAAACGGCCCGCCGCATTCTGGCCGCAGCACCACAGAGTGCACAGGCGCGCAGTGACACTGCGCTGGATCGTCTGATGCAGGGGGCACCGGCACCGCTGGCTGCAGGTAACCCGGCATCTGATGCCGTTAACGATTTGCTGAACACACCAGTGTAAGGGATGTTTATGACGAGCAAAGAAACCTTTACCCATTACCAGCCGCTGGGCAACAGTGACCCGGCTCATACCGCAACCGCGCCCGGCGGATTGAGTGCGAAAGCGCCTGCAATGACCCCGCTGATGCTGGACACCTCCAGCCGTAAGCTGGTTGCGTGGGATGGCACCACCGACGGTGCTGCCGTTGGCATTCTTGCGGTTGCTGCTGACCAGACCAGCACCACGCTGACGTTCTACAAGTCCGGCACGTTCCGTTATGAGGATGTGCTCTGGCCGGAGGCTGCCAGCGACGAGACGAAAAAACGGACCGCGTTTGCCGGAACGGCAATCAGCATCGTTTAACTTTACCCTTCATCACTAAAGGCCGCCTGTGCGGCTTTTTTTACGGGATTTTTTTATGTCGATGTACACAACCGCCCAACTGCTGGCGGCAAATGAGCAGAAATTTAAGTTTGATCCGCTGTTTCTGCGTCTCTTTTTCCGTGAGAGCTATCCCTTCACCACGGAGAAAGTCTATCTCTCACAAATTCCGGGACTGGTAAACATGGCGCTGTACGTTTCGCCGATTGTTTCCGGTGAGGTTATCCGTTCCCGTGGCGGCTCCACCTCTGAATTTACGCCGGGATATGTCAAGCCGAAGCACTTAGCATGGCTTTCTGAGGCTTTCGTGTAGTTGCTGGTTTTTACACTTAATTCTTTGATAATAAAGAATAAGATTATCTGGCGCTTTCACTGGATTTTCCTCGTTATCTGTGTGTTGCAATCATCTCTGTATTGCAGCTTGTATTGCTTTTTGGGGCTAAAAATGGCTGGCGAGAACAAACTGAGCGACAAAGCGCTTAAAGGATATCTGGGGAAACCCAGAGAAAAGCAGATCACCATTGCTGATGGAAAGGGGCTTTCTATTCGTGTGAGTACTAAGGGGGCTGTGAGCTTTGTTTTCTTCTACAGGTTAGCAGGTGGCCGGGCTGCTCCGGTCTGGCTAACGTTGGGTAAATATCCTGATATGTCACTCAAACAGGCAAGAGAAAAGCGCGACGAGTGCCGTGGTTGGTTGGCTGACAAACGTGATCCGCGTATCCAGATTAAGATTCAGGCTGAAGAACGCTTAAAGCCGGTCACAGTGGAGGATGCACTAAATTACTGGTATGAAAATTACTGTAAGGTGCGTCGTAAAACTCATGCTGTAACGCTTGGCAGATTTCGAAAGCATATCTTTCCCTATATCGGTCATTTGCCCGTAAATGACACTCACCTATATGAATGGCTGGACTGTTTTGACCGAATTAAACGTAATGCACCAGTTATGGCGGCGTATGTTTTTTCTGACACTAAATTAGCTCTTCGTTTTTGTCGGGTACGCCAGTACGCGACGTGTGATGCTTTAAAGGATTTGCGCATGAGTGATGTGGGGCAGATTGCAGGTAAGCGGGATCGGGTTCTGGATGAAGCCGAACTGGGCCAGCTCTGGAAGGCAATTTTTGTCGAGCCTGATTTAAAACTAATGTCTGAATACACGCGAAAAATGTTTGTGCTTTGTACAGTATTTGGATGTCGAATGAGTGAAGCCCGATTATCAGAATGGAGCGAATGGGATCTAGAAAGTTGGGTTTGGACTGTACCAAAAGAACACTCAAAAACCGGTGTTGAAATCGTCAGACCAGTACCTGAAATTCTACGACAGTGGGTAACGGATGTTCACGAAGAGACAAAACATACTGGTTATGTGCTGGGAAGTCTGCGAATTAGAGAAAGCGTAAGCAAGATTGGGGGGAAAATCGGTAAACGTTTGGGCCATGAAAAACAATGGTCACTACACGACCTTAGAAGAACGCTATCTACTCATCTAAGTGATCTCGGTGTTGAATTTTATGTAGTAGAACAACTGTTAGGCCATGCGCTACCTGGCGTGGCAGGTGTTTACAACCGGAGTAAGTTTATGGCTAAAAAACTGGATGCTCTGGAACTCTGGACTACATATCTCAATAGCATCGCAGGTGCTGATTCAAAAGTGACAATCCTCAAACAAAAGGCTGGTTAACATGAAAAAAATGGCAATTGTTGATAAAAAGGGTCTGGAGTACATTCCTAACATTGACCGAATGATCCGTGAGAAAGAATGTCGGGAGCTAACCACTCTTGCGAACAGCACACGCTGGAAGCTGGAGAAGGAAGGAAAATTTCCTAAGCGGATCAAGATTGGTTCCACTGCTGTTGCATATCGTCTTTCAGAAGTGCAGGCATGGATTCGAGGTGAGTGGGAAACAACTTAACTATTAGGTGGGCATTGTGGCTATATTTCATTATACAGATCTTTTTGGTTTGAAAGGTATATTAGACTCTAATTCTTTATGGGCTACAAACATATATTTCTTAAATGATAAAGAGGAGTCTAACCATGGATGTGAATGCTTTCGAAATACAATTAAAATAGTTGATGACAATATCATTCCAAAAGATAAGAAAACTATTTTGCTCAAGTCTCTTGACATGTATGAGAAAGGGAGGTTACAAAAAGAAAAAGGGATTGATAAACATGTTTATAGCATCTCTTTTTGTAAGGAAAACGATAAGTTAAGTCAGTGGAGAGGTTACGGAAATAAACAGGGTGTTTGCATTGAGTTTGATGCGGATGAACTTGTGAGCTTTTCTCAAAATATTTATTTAAATTGTGTTGCACATGATGTTATATATTCAAATAATAACGATGTTACTAAGATGAGTAAGGAGTTGGGGGCGTTTTTTTCTTGTAATGGTATTAATATTAAAGAAAAGAATGATCATTTTGTAACAATGGCCTCTACGTATCAATTTATATCTAAATACATCCCATTTTTTAAACATCCTAGTTTTATCGAAGAAAATGAATTTAGATTGGTATTTACTCCGCGCATACTAATACCAGATGTGCAATTCAGAATAAATAATAATGGTGTCATCCCTTATATCATCATTGGTAATAAAGATCATAGGAAGTTACCAATTAAAAGTATTACTATTGGCCCGACAAACGATTATGATTTCATTGAGGCTGGTATAAAAATGTTCTTGGATTCAAAAGGATTTAGTTCAGTGGAAATTAAATCCTCATCAATTCCATTCAGGGGGTAAGGATTAACACTTTTAATCTATGATGTTATAAAAATGGTGGATAAAGGCGACCAGAATTGGTCGCCAATGTGAGTATATAGTTAGCCTTAATCAGAATACGAGGTTGTCGACTGATAGGCAATGTGAACAGTTCAATATTTAGGTGGTTCAACAAGAGCGTTTATCATTGCTCTCAAATTATCGCGAACACTTATCCAAGTCTGTTCTGCTCGTTCTAACTCATCAGTGTACAACTTTAATGTTTTATCTATGCCATATGTGGCTATTAAATTTATAGCTTCTTGTAACTTTTCGGGATTATTCCTTCTTGGGGGAGTGAATATACCACGGATTTTTCCGGTAATTAAAGCTTTACGGTGTCTACATAGAATACCTTTACTTCCTGCTGGACAATTGCAAGTCATGATTAGCGAGCTAGAATCGTTTGATACAGTGACTATGTATACATCCAAACTACTGCTACTTGTTGCGAAGAATTCGTATTTCATGTGTTAGCTCCTTGACTTCAATTACTCTTATCCTTTTGGTTCAATACCGCGCCGTAGCAGCTCTTTGCGCCCTAATTCTTTAAGCCAGTTGGCTAGGCTTATGCCGTCGCTCTGCGCTTCTTTGTCGAATTGCTCTTTTAGCTCTGGAGAAATTCGCATTCTGAATTGTGGAGATTGCCCATCACCCTTAGGACTTTTATCGCGTTTGATTGTTGACAAGTGGCCACCTATTGAATTAGCCTTTTTACTGTTAGGTGACCACCTTAACACGGAGGCACTTAAAAAAGCAAAGCCCGAAGGCGCTAGGAACACCAACGGGCTTCTAACCACCAACGATAGCAACAGTATCGAGATAGCTATGAGAAATCATACCACACACCCGCAAGGGCGGGACCCGCACAACCACGCGTAATACACATCGAGGCCGCCAGCGAACAGGAAGCCCGCCAACAATCCCCAACTGGCTGCGTGATGATATTTGCCGCCCGTATTCGTCAGGAGGTATGCCGTGCTTAAAACCTTCCGTGTATTTGCTCGTGCGGTTAACCCACTAGGCCACACAATTGGTATCGCTCAGAACGTGAAGGCTGTTAATGTTCAGACGGCTATTGCTGCGGTGAGAAGCGAATCATCAGAATATGGCTTATCACAAGTCATTATTTCAGAAGTGTATGAATTAAAAGAGGTGCATTAATGCAGGAAATTACATTACACGAAGCCGCTGAACGTGCGCACCAGACAGAAATTATTTGCCGCCTTCTTGAGGTATACCCGAACAAAATTACAGATGCTGATATATCCGCACTGGCGAGCCTACTGGCGCGTCTTTCGGGAAGTGTCGCTAGTTTTTTGATTGAGGAAGAAAGTAAGCTGGTGGGGGATTAAATGAATACAGAACGGGAAGTCTTTTTTAAATTGTTAGCATGTGCAGAAAGTTCATTAACTTTAAATAATTCAGCAAAAGCAATATTAAATATGTGGCTTGATTGCATAAATGACAATGAAGATGCAAATATTGCTTATGGCCTGTTGTCACTTATTGATGAAGCAGCAGAAAAACTCAATGACGCAATAAATAGTGCCCTGCTATCAAATAAGTCGAGTTAAGTCGAGGAATAAATAATATGGAAATGAAAAATTCTGGCTTTATTGCCAGCGGCCCCGCTCGGCCTGAATTTATGAACGGCGATATTTACCGCGATAAATACGGCGGCACGGTAACGATTAAAGGCGTGGCAGAACGGCGCATCACTTACCGTCGTGAGGGGTATAGCTATGACTGCGTGATGCCTGTTTATCAGTTCCGGCGTGATTTTTCCCTGGTATATGCCGCACCCCGCAGTAAGCCCATCAGCAGGGAAAAAGCGCGGGGAAACATCCAGAAAATGAAAAGCATGATTAACGCATTCAGGGGCAAAAAATGAAACTGGCACCGAACTTAAAAAAACAGCCACGCGACAGACTGACAGAGGTAATCATCTTTGCAGGTAGTGATGCGTGGAGCCATGCGAAAGAGTGGTAGGAATGGGCGGGTAAACATATTGCCGCCGACGATGTGCCGCCTGTCGTGTTGGCTGATGAGCAACTGAAAAACATCACCGATTACCGGATCATTGATGAAGATCGTCAGTGTGTGCGTGTTTACCGCGCAGGACATATCACAGAGCACAGCATGACGCAGATTGTTACGTTACTGGCTGTGGCTGGAGTGAAGACCGTACACGAATACGCGGGGATTACTGACACCAGCCCAGTGGATTTATCCGACCAGTTGCCGCGACTCAAAGAGGAATGCGAGCGTGGGGAAAGCCTGGTGCTTAATCTTCCGACGAAGCAAAAGGCGCAACTTTCACAGATGGCAGACAGTGAGCGGGCACAACTACTTGCCGATCGCTTTGATGGTGTTTGTGTTCATGCAGAAAGTGAAATCGTCCACGTATGGCGCGGCGGGGTATGGTGTCCGGTCAGCACAATGGAGCTGAGCCGCGAAATGGTGGCGATCTATTCAGAGCACAGGGCCACGTTCAGCAAGCGCGTAATCAATAACGCCGTGGAAGCGTTAAAAGTTATTGCCGCCCCCATGGGGGAGCCGTCCGGTGATTTGCTACCGTTCACTAATGGTGTGCTTAATCTGAAAACGGGGGAATTTTCTCCGCACTCGCCGGAGCACTGGAGCACCACGCACAATGGTATTGAGTACACGCCACCAGTAGCAGGGGAAAACATCCGCGATAATGCGCCAAATTTCCATAAATGGCTTGAACATGCTGCAGGAAAAGACCCGCGCAAGATGATGCGTATATGTGCCGCGTTATACATGATTATGGCGAACCGCTACGACTGGCAGATGTTCATTGAGGCCACCGGAGACGGGGGAAGCGGAAAGAGCACATTTACTCATATTGCCACCCTGCTTGCTGGCAAACAGAACACCGTAAGCGCAGAGATGACATCACTCGATGATGCAGGAGGGCGCGCGCAGGTTGTCGGGAGTCGTCTTATCGTCCTTGCCGATCAGCCGAAATATACGGGGGAAGGCACGGGCATCAAGAAAATCACGGGAGGCGATCCCGTTGAAATTAACCCGAAATATGAGAAGCGATTCACGACGATAATAAGGGCGGTGGTACTGGCAACCAATAACGACCCGATGATCTTTACCGAACGGGCCGGAGGTGTGTCACGCCGTCGGGTGATTTTCCGGTTCGACAACATTGTAAGGGAGGACGAAAAAGACAAGGAATTACCGGAAAAGATAGCGGCAGAAATCCCCGTAATTATCCGCCGCTTGCTGGCTAATTTTGCTGACCCTGAAAAGGCACGGGCTTTATTACTGGAACAGCGTGACGGTGATGAAGCTCTGGCAATAAAGCAGCAAACGGATCCGGTTGTTGAGCTTTGCGCGGCGCTGGAGTTTCTGGAGGAAGCTCGTGGGCTAATGATGGGCGGTGGTGGTGACACCGTGAAGTACACGACCAGAAACAGCCTTTACCGTGTCTATATGGCCTTCATGGCATATACAGGAAAGGGGAAATGTTTGAGCGTGAATGAGTTCGGAAAGGCTATGAGGTCAGCGGCGAAAGTTTACGGATATGAATATATTACGCGAAAAGTTAAGGGAGTCACTCAGACCAACGCAACGACTACTGATGATTGCGATGCGTTTTTATAAAAAATGGCAATGGTTATCTACCTTGTCTACCTGACTGAAATAAAATACTTTTATTTCAATGTATTAATGCAGGTAGATAACTATTTTTCACTGTCTACCTGTTATCTACCTTATCTACCCATTTTTGTAGACAGGTAAGGAGACGGGTAGAGATGAGGTAGACAGCTATTTGGGGCTGTCTACCTCTCTGAAACCCGCGCCATTACTGGCCTGATAACTAATCAGGTAGACAAGGTAGACAAGGTGGTGGTGCACAAAAAACTTTTTAAACGAGGGGGTAAAAATAAAAATGCACACATCAGGAAAACTGAACAAACATATAAAGCCACATTACCGCGCCCTTGATATGGCTGAACACTGGCTAAGGGTGGCGATTAAGGCAATAGACCGCAACGCCGGGGAAGGATACGCGAAAGCACATCCCGAACTGATAAGCGCATTCATGACAACGGCGGCTGCAAACTTTGCCACGCTGACCGAACGGGAGATTGCCGAAGCGGAGGAAGTGACAACCATCAATATTAAGTCCTGAGAGCAGGCAGCATGACGGCGCAAATAGCAGCTTACGGGCGGCTGGTGGACGACCCACAGGTAAAACATACCAGCAAGGGAACACCCATGACACTGGCACGGATGGCGGTATCTTTGCCATGCAGCCAGGCAGATGACGGAACGGCGACGATGTGGTTATCTGTGCTGGCGTTTGGCAGACAAGCCGATGCGCTGGCAAAGCATCACAAAGGCGAACTCCTGAGCGTGGCGGGTAACATGCAGGTGAGCCAGTGGACTGGACAGAACGGTGAAACGCGGCAGGGCTGGCAGGTTATCGCAGACAGCGTAATCAGTGCGCGAACGGTGCGACCGGGCGGCAAAAAAGGTCAACAGGGTCAGGCTACTGACGCACTGAACAGAGCAAAACAATAGGCAGATCAGCAAGGAAGCCATCCACCAGTGGGAGATAATGAGCAATGGGGAGATGATATTCCGTTTTAAATATTGCCAATAAAAAAGGCCGGAAAAAATAAATTTTCCGGCATGCTACATAAATCCCGACCAAAGGGAGTGAATATATTAACACTAATTATCCGCGCTGAAGTTGTCATCCCAAAACTTTATACAACATTGCACTCGGTTGCATGTATTCGCATGACAAATATTGGTGATAGCATATATCCACAATTATTTTTAATGAATGCAAAGAGGATGTGTATGGTTGATTTATATTCGCCTACCCAGCTTGTACAGGTGGTTAATGCTGTAGATGTACAAAAACAACTAAATGCGTTGTTTACCAGTTTGTTTTTTACTCGCTCGGTAATGTTTGAATCGCGCGATATTATTCTTGATACAATCGACGATCCAAATATCCCAATTGCAGCGTTTTGTTCTCCTATGGTGGGTAGTAAAGTTTCACGTGACGAAGGGTACGAATCAAAAACAATTCGTCCAGGCTATATGAAGCCGAAAAGCAGCATTGATCCAAATAAGTTAGCTGTGCGCCCTGCTGGTGTATCACCTGAGCAATACAATGCTTTTGGGGCGCGTAATATTAAAGTTAAACAGGCGATTGTAAATCAAGCTAAAGCTATTCGTGCACGTATTGAATGGCTTGCTGTTCAGGCAATCACAACGGGGAAAAATATCATTGAGGGCGATGGTATTGAACGTTATGAGCTGGACTGGAATATAAAACCACAAAATATCATCACTCAGTCTGGCGGTACTGAGTGGTCAAGTAAGGATAAAGAAACTTTTGATCCAAATGATGATATTGAGAGCTACGCAGAATTTAGTGAGGGCGTCACTAATATCATCATTATGGGTGGTAATGTATGGAAGAAATACCGTTCATTCAGAGCGATAAAAGAGGCTTTGGATACCCGTCGTGGTTCTAATTCCGAACTGGAAACGGCCCTTAAAGACCTTGGTGATTCGGTGAGTTTTAAAGGGTATATGGGCGATGTTGCGATTGTTGTTTACAGCGGGCGTTATACCGACGAGGACGGAACAGAAAAACATTTCCTTGATCCTGATTTGATGGTGCTTGGCAATACGGCTCTTCAGGGGATTGTCGCCTATGGCGGTATTCAGGATCCGGAGCTAATCCGAATGGGGCTGACTAAAGCCGAACTTGCACCGAAAAACTATATTGTACCTGGTGATCCGGCTATTGAATATGTGCAGACACATTCAGCACCACAGCCAATACCGGCCCGCATCAATCGTTTTGTTACCGTTCGCATTGGCTAAGGGGGAGCAATGGCTACTCATTACACTGAACTCATGGCTGGCACTGAAGCACTGGTGACTACGCTGGGGATATTTTCAGCTAATAAAGGGGTAATTCCTGCATTTACGCCACTGATGCAGGAAGATGCAACAGGTGCACTGGTGGTATGGGATGGTTCGAGCGTAGGTAAAGCGGTTTATGTTTCCGCTGTACAAATCGACACCGCGAAAAAAACACGGGCTCAGGTCTATAAGACAGGTGTCTTAAATGTTGATGCTCTGAACTGGCCTGAGTCTGTAAAAGAACTGTCAGTAAAGATTGCAGCGTTTGTTGGCTCAGGTATTTCTGTTCAGCCGCTGGCTCGTGTGTAAAGGGGGATACAATGCAGAATGATTACAATGACCTTAAGCCAATTGCCGAAATGATGTACCCGAATCCAGCTGTAGAGGAATTAAAAGCTATCGCTGACAAAATGTGTTTAAGCGAGCGCCTTGTTGATATGAATCAGGTGATGGAAATTACAACCCTGAGTCGGCGTACACTGCTAAACCTTGAGGCTAGTGGAGAGTTCCCGGAGCGTGTGCAGGTTACGGAAGGGCGTAAGGCCTGGTATTTAAGTGAAGTGATCGACTGGATAAATAATATTCCTCGCGCTTCTGAATATTGCCGCGTACCTGTCCCAAAAAAGCCAGATGCGGCGCTATGCCTCAAGATTGAGCGTGTACGCCGCAATGCACGGGATGGTCGCTATAAGCTGATTGGTTGATGAAATTAGGGCCCGCTCTGGCTGGCGGGTCCTTTCCGGCGATCTGACAGGCTACGGGGCGTCAGGCGCGCGGGTTTTCGCTATTTGTGAAAATTTTCCTGTTTAAGGCGTTTCCGTTCTTCTTCGCCGTAACTTAATGTTTTTATTAAAAACACCCCCTAAAAAGAAAGGAAACGACAGGTGCTAAAAACAGGCTTTTTGGCCTCTGTCGTTTCCTTTCTCTGGTTTTGTCCGTGGAATGAACAATGGAAGCCAACAAAAAGCAGCTGGCTGACATTTTCGGTGCGAGTATCCGTACCATTCAGAACTAGCAGGAGCAGGGAATGCCCGTTCTGCGAGGCGGTGACAAGGGTAATGAGGTGCTTTATGACTCTGCCGCCGTCATAAAATGGTATGCCGAAAGGGATGCTGAAATTGAGAACGAAAAGCTGCGCCGGGAGGTTGAAGAACTGCGCCAGGCCAGCGAGGCAGATCTCCAGCCAGGGACTATTGAGTACGAACGCCATCGACTTACGCGTGCGCAGGCCGACGCACAGGAACTGAAGAATGCCAGCGAAACAGGTGAGGTAATTGACACTGCATTTGCGACTTATGCCTTGTCGAAATTAACTGGGGAAGTTGGAGCAATCATTGATAGTCTTCCACTTGCGATCTGTCGACAGTTTCCTGGCATGGAAAAACGGTATCAGGACTTCATTAAGATGGAGGTCAGTAAAGCATTTATTCGAGCTTACCAGATCTCAGATAACATTCCAGATATGGCTGAAAGGTATATCAAGGATAATCAGCGAAGTTAAAACAAATGAAACCATAGGTAGGAAGAGTGCTTAGGTGGTTCTTTGTTGCTTAAAAGTCGCCAGTAAAACTGGCGATAGATTTTATTTGTCAAAAGCATTTGACCTTTTAAGGTAGTGGTACTATGGATATTTTTCTGTCGTTCCCAAATGAACTTTTAAATAATTTCGCTCTTGGATACATCTTAACTAGTGATGCGACTTCATCGAACTCGCTGGCATCAAAAAGAGGACCAAGTATTACAGATTTTAACTCAAAAGGGTGAAATTTTAAGTCGCTATATTGACCAGTGCTATTTGGCCTAGCGTAGGTTGAAATTCTCCACTCTCTTTCATATGCCCATTCTTCTGTTTTTATGAATATTATCTCATTATTGATATATTCAATTGACTTATTGTCTGGCATGAAAAGCAACTCGGCCATCCCTTCAGCAGTGTGAGTTAGAGGCATTTTATCTGTGTATTTCATAGCTTTGGCTATTAACCAAGCGCTATCCAGAAAGTCTACACAATCAAATTCGATAACTATACCTTTATATTTATCGGCATAGTGATTCCACATAGGAGTGATTATAGGGCTCTCAGATAAACACAAAATCCTTCTGTTATTAAGCATTCCTCGCCAGACATCTTTCATTTCTTGTATTGCCGCAGGAGCGCCAATCCCAACTGGTGGAATGTTTACCATTTCTTGAAATCTTTCAATTAATCCTGCGGGTATGCCTAAAGGAAATGACTTTTGGAAATCACTTAGCATTGTTCTAATTCTAGGGTTTAAATTTTGTATGTCTTCTCTGGGGGTAATCAACTCCGCTATTAACTTGCGGGCTAAAGCTTTGCCAATATTAATTTCGTTAATACCAGGCATAACTTCTCTTGGAACATCAAAAGGGTCATTAAATAGGACCGGAGAACTCCATCTAAGGCTGCATGAATCAAGAACAATCTTCGCGGTATTCAACGACATATACTTATAAAATGTTGAGCGTTCATGCATTCTGTTGGGTGAGCGCATAGATTCCTCTTGTTAAATGAGTGATGGTTTTCATCCATGTATTGCACGTTGTATTGCATTCAAGGATTTTCCATTTCAATTCTATAGCTAAAACGTAATCAAATCATTCACATCCTTTCATATTTGACTCATGTAGCCGAAGCATGAAGTGAATCCGCAGATGACCCTGCGTCGCCTGCCGGATGAAGATCCGCAGAATCTGGCGGACCCGGCTTACCGCCGCCGTCGCATCATCATGCAGAACATGCGTGACGAAGAGCTGGCCATTGCTCAGGTCGAAGAGATGCAGGCAGTTTCTGCCGTGCTTAAGGGCAAATACACCATGACCGGTGAAGCCTTCGATCCGGTTGAGGTGGATATGGGCCGCAGTGAGGAGAATAACATCACGCAGTCCGGCGGCACGGAGTGGAGCAAGCGTGACAAGTCCACGTATGACCCGACCGACGATATCGAAGCCTACGCGCTGAACGCCAGCGGTGTGGTGAATATCATCGTGTTCGATCCGAAAGGCTGGGCGCTGTTCCGTTCCTTCAAAGCCGTCAAGGAGAAGCTGGATACCCGTCGTGGCTCTAATTCCGAGCTGGAGACAGCGGTGAAAGACCTGGGCAAAGCGGTGTCCTATAAGGGGATGTATGGCGATGTGGCCATCGTCGTGTATTCCGGACAGTACGTGGAAAACGGCGTCAAAAAGAACTTCCTGCCGGACAACACGATGGTGCTGGGGAACACTCAGGCACGCGGTCTGCGCACCTATGGCTGCATTCAGGATGCGGACGCACAGCGCGAAGGCATTAACGCCTCTGCCCGTTACCCGAAAAACTGGGTGACCACCGGCGATCCGGCGCGTGAGTTCACCATGATTCAGTCAGCACCGCTGATGCTGCTGGCTGACCCTGATGAGTTCGTGTCCGTACAACTGGCGTAATCATGGCCCTTCGGGGCCATTGTTTCTCTGTGGAGGAGTCCATGACGAAAGATGAACTGATTGCCCGTCTCCGCTCGCTGGGTGAACAACTGAACCGTGATGTCAGCCTGACGGGGACGAAAGAAGAACTGGCGCTCCGTGTGGCAGAGCTGGAAGAGGAGCTTGATGACACGGATGAAACTGCCGGTCAGGACACCCCTCTCAGCCGGGAAAATGTGCTGACCGGACATGAAAATGAGGTGGGATCAGCGCAGCCGGATACCGTGATTCTGGATACGTCTGAACTGGTCACGGTCGTGGCACTGGTGAAGCTGCATACTGATGCACTTCACGCCACGCGGGATGAACCTGTGGCATTTGTGCTGCCGGGAACGGCGTTTCGTGTCTCTGCCGGTGTGGCAGCCGAAATGACAGAGCGCGGCCTGGCCAGAATGCAATAACGGGAGGCGCTGTGGCTGATTTCGATAACCTGTTCGATGCTGCCATTGCCCGCGCCGATGAAACGATACGCGGGTACATGGGAACGTCAGCCACCATGACATCCGGTGAGCAGTCAGGTGCGGTGATACGTGGTGTTTTTGATGACCCTGAAAATATCAGCTATGCCGGACAGGGCGTGCGCGTTGAAGGCTCCAGCCCGTCCCTGTTTGTCCGGACTGATGAGGTGCGGCAGCTGCGGCGTGGAGACACGCTGACCATCGGTGAGGAAAATTTCTGGGTAGATCGGGTTTCGCCGGATGATGGCGGAAGTTGTCATCTCTGGCTTGGACGGGGCGTACCGCCTGCCGTTAACCGTCGCCGCTGAAAGGGGGATGTATGGCCATAAAAGGTCTTGAGCAGGCCGTTGAAAACCTCAGCCGTATCAGCAAAACGGCGGTGCCTGGTGCCGCCGCAATGGCCATTAACCGCGTTGCTTCATCCGCGATATCGCAGTCGGCGTCACAAGTTGCCCGTGAGACAAAGGTACGCCGGAAACTGGTAAAGGAAAGGGCCAGGCTGAAAAGGGCCACGGTCAAAAATCCGCAGGCCAGAATCAAAGTTAACCGGGGGGATTTGCCCGTAATCAAGCTGGGTAATGCGCGGGTTGTCCTTTCGCGCCGCAGGCGTCGTAAAAAGGGGCAGCGTTCATCCCTGAAAGGTGGCGGCAGCGTGCTTGTGGTGGGTAACCGTCGTATTCCCGGCGCGTTTATTCAGCAACTGAAAAATGGCCGGTGGCATGTCATGCAGCGTGTGGCCGGGAAAAACCGTTACCCCATTGATGTGGTGAAAATCCCGATGGCGGTGCCGCTGACCACGGCGTTTAAACAAAATATTGAGCGGATACGGCGTGAACGTCTTCCGAAAGAGCTGGGCTATGCGCTGCAGCATCAACTGAGGATGGTAATAAAGCGATGAAACATACTGAACTCCGTGCAGCCGTACTGGATGCACTGGAGAAGCATGACACCGGGGCGACGTTTTTTGATGGTCGCCCCGCTGTTTTTGATGAGGCGGATTTTCCGGCAGTTGCCGTTTATCTCACCGGCGCTGAATAC